AAACCGCGCTAGTTCCGTAGACTTCTCCACGGCGTAATTGTAATCCATATATTGAATTTAAAGACATTCTATTTAATCAGGTTTGGCAAGACTGCCGAGGTTATCATTAATATGTAGACACCCCAGATCATGTTCTCAAGTCTTCCGAACTTTTTGTCCCCAGACTCCATTCTCTCTTCTATTCTCTTATACCTTTCAGCGCAAACTTGCTCATGCGTGTCTATTTTGGCTGCGACCAAATCCACCGTATTGTTGTCGCTCATGGTCTCGCCCTAAAGAGTCTTTTTTGCTGCTTTTTTCCGTGGAGACGGCTTTTTTGCATTTAGACTATCGGTTTCTTTTTCAGCCTTTGCTTTAGGTGCAGGCTTAGTGACTTCAGGCTCAACCGTTTTTACTTCAATAGCCCAGCCGTTAGCAACAAATCCGTCCAAGGTGGACGATTCCGTGTCTTCATCAGTAGAGATGATAGAGTCAGCCTCTAATAACTGAAGATTACCATCCTTGCTTTGCCAAGGCTTAGGAACGATTATTTTGTATGCCTTCATAAAATACTCCAAAAAAATTAAAGGGGTCTTGCGACCCCCTTAACTCACTTTTTACACAGCCGACAAAGTGTCAGCGTCAGTGCTGTGTCGGGCAGAGCCTTTCACAATTGAGACAGCGTAAGGAGTACCATTGGTGTGAGTGCCTGTGAAATCAGCCACTACCCGCAGGTATCGCTTTCCGCCCACATAACCGATAGAGGTTACTTGTGGAGTCTCAGCGTTATCATCCAGAGTCAAAAAGATTCCGTTTGAATCTACTGTGCCGTCCGTAACATGCAGCGCAGAAGTTACCGCGCTGTAAGTAGAGTCGTCATCAGAGTCTTCAAGTTTGAAATCAATCTTAACGCTTGAGCTTAAAGTATCGCCCTCAACGCCTGTGTCCACTACTGCCATAGCAGACTCAAAGCCTTGAAGATCAACACCAGTACCATTAGCGTCAGCCGTTCCGACCACTGGAGCGATAGACTGAATGACCTTGACGTTATTAGCTAAGTCTTTCATTTATATCTCCTTATGCAGAAATCTTCTGCTTAACAATTGCTTCAGCCAGAATTACCTGACCACCTACTCTGCGGCGAGCAATGTAGCGCACGTTGCCAGTTGTAGCTTGAGTGAACGGATCGCGTAATACGGCTAGCGCAACACGGTCAACGATCATATAGCCTCTCTGGAAATCACCAAACGCTACAGGGTAGTTACCAGCGCCGACATTCGGCATATCTGCCGCTTCAACGTATGAGTAGCCCAAGATAGTGTTGGGTGAACCGCTCTCTAAGCTCATGCCAGCTTGGAAGACGTATTGACCAGCAGTGTCCTTGAGCTTGCGGATAGCAGCCAAAGTAGTCCGGTTAAATACGAAAGTAGCATTACGGCCATAATCAGACTTAATGCTATGCACCAAGGTGATTAAGCCATCGCCAGTCAGTAATGCGCCAGCGCCAGAGTTGACTTCAGCTACATCAGAGTTAGTCATAAAGCCTTCAGGCTTGCCTACAGCGTTTCCACTGACGAAAGCTGCGCCTTCTGCTTTAGCCATCTGCTCAGTGAACTCAGACTGCATTTCTGCTTCAAGGTCAAAGACTGAATCTTCAAGATCCTGCTCTGAGATATCTACCAAGGCATACTGTTCGTGGGCAGGAATTTCTTCTAAGCCTACTTGATAGCCGGTAGTCTCTGCGCGAGTGCCACTCTCAGCAACCCAAGCTGCTGCGAATTGACCAGTACGCTTAGGAACCTGAATAGATCGTTGTGCAGTTGAGCGTGTTCGCGCAATGCTTCGGATCGGAGAGATTTCAGTGATGCCTTTGATTAACTCTCGTACATACTCTGGGGGCGCTAAGTAGCCGCCAGTGCTGTCGTTGCTAACCGTTAAAGCTTTGCGCTCTTCTGGAGAGATCCCTTCAATACCTTTACGGCAAAAAGAGTCCCATGCTTCCAAAGCTTGATCGCGCTGCTTAGATTCTGCACCAGAGGCAGGACGGCGTAACATGGTTTCCATGCGATCCATCTGGTCTTTGATGTTTTCGTTTTGCTGCTTTTGGAGAGTGATTTGCTGGTTCACTTCTTCAAGAGAGTCAAGCTTAGATTCAATCTTGCCGATTTTCTCATCCAGAAGTGGATCATTCACACCCTTAGCAACATTTTCCAACTTTTGGTCGTAGCTTTTTTTGAATTCATCAAAAGCTTGGCCCATGTCGGAGATGGCGTTTTTAATGTCGTCCATCGTTTCGCTCCTTAAAAGGTTTTTAGTGTTTGAGTTAGGGTTTTTACGGCTTGCGCCAAATCAGCAGGACTTTCAGCATCGCGCTGAATGAATGCTTCATGAACGGCCTTAGCCGCTACTTTCGCTTCTGAACGAGAAAGATGAAAAACATCGCGCAGTTCATTTTCCCATTCTCTAATTGAAATCTCATCAGCCTTTACAGAACGAACCTTGGCCTTCGGGTTCATTGGGAAAGTTACCAGTGAGATCTCCATTAATTCTACTTCCTTGATTAACCGCCTTTTGGTCTTAGCGTCATAGCTCTGACCTTTGGGGCTAACTCGGAATCCAATAGACAGCCCGTCAAGAGCGCCCATCTTCATTAGTTCGTATGCTTCTTGCCCTGCTTGGGTCTTCATTGCCAATCGACCACGGACTTTAAGCCCCTTGCCGTCTTCTTCAATCTCCTCAAAGATTCCAATAGGCATATCAGTTTTGTGTTGGTATAAGAGCTTCACCCCTTTAGGGCCGGTTTTCTTTATGCTTTTCAGGAATGCTCCTTCCAGAACCACATCATTTCCTAGGTCTGTGTTGTTAAAGATAGACCCGTAGCCCTCAAAGACTCCGTAATTCTCGCTGTCTTCGTCGTATGCCTTTATCTCAGACTTAAACTCAATATACTCTTCGCTGCCTTTCTCTGAGATTACTTCGTCGTCAGACTCTTCGGCTTCTTCGGCCTCATCTAAGTCTTTTTCAAACTCTACGATATATGAGTCTTCAGTCTCGGTTACTGAACGAACGTGCTTTTCTTCTGCTTTGTGCGCTTCATTTGATAAAGCGTCTAGGCAATCTGAAAACCTCTGTCCTGCATCCGTATATTCTTCAAGCATAGTTTCATCTTCCATAGAACATTAATGAACTCATCTCTGCTTTCACTTGATAGCGGAATAGGCATGGAAATCTATTGATTCCATAGAGATTTAACACATCATATCGCAAAGGAAAAGATTCTTAAACAAAAAAACTAAAATAATGCACGAAATGGGTTGACAAACCTTCCTAATAGGTTATTATAACAAACATTGAGCAACGCAATTAACAAACAGAGGGTTACAACATGGAAAACAGAGACACATTTGCTAGAGCTGAGTTGGCCAACACTACCCAAGTTTTGGAAATGTTGTTGAGGGCTTTGGAAGAAGGTAATGAGGCCACAACTAGCACTTTTGTTGATTTGGCTGAACGTACCTTGATAAAGAATCAAAAATTCTTCAAAGCATACAAAGATTAAGGAGAGATTGCATGAACCTAGAGTTAACCAAAAACGAATTGACCCAGCTTAAACTGGCCTTGCTACAAAGAGAGACGCACATTAAAAAGAAAAACTTAGGCGAGAATATGCGAAGAGACGCTGAGAGCGCCTTGTTTAAGATTGTGCGAGCTTGTGCTAGCGAAGGGGCGGCGTAATGATGAAGATCACAAAAGAAGCGGCAGACGAAATTAGCAAGATTCTGGAGTGGATTGAAACGCACCAAGGCTGTCAGCGTTGGAGTGAGCGAAACGGCAAAAAGAAATACTATCAATTTTTGCTACAAGAAGGTTTCGCAGTTCGCTTACTGTTTGCTGATTTTGGCATTAAAACCGGTCGTTGGGGCTATTTTACAGAAGATAAAATGTCTGAGATTGAGCTTAAAGCTGATCTAGAAATTACAAAGGAGGCGGCGTAATGAGCGCTGATAACTACCCAGCAGGGGCGTGGACAGACCCTAGAGCGCCTTGGAATGAGAAATGCTGCCCAATGTGCCTTGGAGCAATAGAAGAGACTGAGCATTTTGTTTGGGGCCGCAGTGCCGAGTGTTTAGATTGCGATTGGACTTATGAGGAGGATGTATGAGGTTTACAGGTTGGGATAGCAGGTCTTACGTTATTACTCCAAGAATGAAAGAGCGAATGGGTTACGACTCTGAACGGTATCCTCCACTGTACCCTTGGAAGACTGCCGTATGGTTTGCCCATCATCAAACTTCTGAGGTTGTTGCTGACTTTATTGGTGACAATCCAAGTGTTTTGCGATCTAGTGACGTTGCTAGGGATTGCAGTAGACCGCCATTCTCCTTGAGACTTAAAAGACCGTTTAGAAGCCCTGAGACGGTAGCGTTTAGAAAAGAAATTGCCAGAAGGTTGTGGGATAAGAGGTCTATCTAACTTGGTTGGTTGGGTCCATTCTAGCCAGAGAAACAACCTCAGCTAATCCTTGCCAAGACATTGGGTCTTCAGCGACTT